CTTATAATCACCTGAAGTATGTAAATAAAAATCAAATGAAAAAGCATTGAATTTCTTTCTCCATTGTCGTATCTTCGACTCTAAATTCTTTTCTCGAGTCCAAACATCCCTAAAATCATGGGGTTGTAATGGTCTTGTAGTTAGAATAAGAGAAGGGTAACGATCAATGTAGTTTTTCATTGCTTTTTGAAGTGATTTCGATGCATAAGCTGACAAAGCTTCTGATTTCGTTATAGTCCGAACTTTTAAAGGTTCGGATAACGGAATAACAGCAGTGTCAATATACATAGAAATCCCATCATTAATGGATGTTTTATATACATTAAGATACGGAAGTTCCTGAGTGTCCAGATATGTAAGTGGACGTTGTCTCTCAGAAATATCGCCTAACCAAGGACCAAGGGAAAGAAGAAGCTTCTTACCATCGATCTTGGAACGACAAACTTCAAGTACCTTATTAATATCAGGTAATTGATATGAATGATTTGTTTTGTAACCACCTCGTACAACTATAGGTTCAGACTCGATCCAAGGAAGATCAAGTTGTCGAACAATAGTGGAGTAGGCACCCCCCTTAGAACGTGCTTGTTCAAAGCATGAATTATGGGAGGGCTCATATATCTTAGGTATATAAGGTTTACAGTAAGACTTAAAGAAACTTTTGGTAGCTACCAAGAATGTGTCCGTTATTACATCAACCTCCTCAAAATAGAAGGGTGATGGATGACCGGGCATATCCTCAAGATAGCTATCGTCGGTTTCTGACCAAGTCTCACCAGTAAAATTACTTATTTTACGCCGATGAGGTATATGAACAGGTGGAGTAGTCATAGCTAAAACATGAGATTCAAGCTCTTTTATAAGGAAAGATTCGGGAACTGCAGCGCAGCCCCTTTTAATTCCCTGCAAAAAAGAAAAACCCAAAGTCCTAGCTGACTCCGTATTACAATTAATTTTGTTCTTAAGAAATCTCAACACTTGTCCAGTCCAGATCCATGGATTCCCCACAAAAGATTTAGGCCGTCTAGGCATAATATCTGTTTGAGGATCCAAAGGATCAGTATAGCCCTTTAATGAAAAATAACGGGCCATAGGATAGGCAGTGTGATACTTAATAGAACTAATCCAATCGTCGGGATGGATTGTACTTAAAGCATTTAATAATAATTTAATCTGTTGTTCAGAATTAAACTTGAAATTAAAGTTTGGGTATAAGTCGTAAAGTACAGCTGTCTCAGCTGCGCAAAACGCAATTACGTCCATCAAAAACAAGTCTGTAGTTAATAAGAAAGTAAACCCCTTACCTTGGAAGGTAAGGAGTCGGGCATCGAGTTTTAGTCGGAAATCACGTATACTAAATAAAAATTTAGAAGTACATTGATCCACCGGCTTACCCTTGGTAATCCCAGAT